AACTGAACTCAGACGGATGAATTCCGTAGAATCTCCAATATACATTTTCTTAACGCCCTGTAGAAATATAGGGCGTTTTGTAGTATAATGAAGTGAATGCATGGAGGAGATAGAAAATGGAAGAATTAGCAAAATTTTTAACATCCAAAATAGGAAATACATTAATTTTTATTTTGTGTTTATTTGTACCTGGAAATTTATTTATTTTTCTCTGGAATCGAGATTTATATTTGGAATTAGATATTTTTAGATTAGGAGTACTTTCAATAACTGCGCCATGTACATTTTTTACATTGTTTATAGGGTTGCTTACTAATATTGTGATTTTTGAAAATAGAATTAATAGTAAGAGAGCACTTTCGTTTGAGGAGGGACTATCAATATCAGCAATTATGACATTTTTTGCGATTAATACACTGAATTTTGTTAAATTAATTGGACATGGTATAAAACTTTTAACAATTGGTTTTATAGGAGCGATACTATTTTTGATAGTAGTATGTACTATGATAAATGCTATAATAAATATTGTGATATATATAAAGAGAAGAAGTACAAAGAAGTAGCAGCTTGCGGGCTGCTTTTTCTATACTCAAAAAAAACGAAACGAATGAGAGGTGGTGAGGCTTGGCAAGAGCACCAGATCAGAGAGTAGAACAGGCCAAGACGTTATATGATAAAGGCCGGAAATTAATAGACATTGCCAACCAGTTAGGAATCCCGGAGGGAACCGTCCGAAGCTGGAAGAACAGATACAACTGGGATTGCAACGTTGCAAAAGAAAAACGCAACGTTGCGAAAACCAAAAAGAATAAAAAACAGAATCAGGAAGAGCCGTCTGTAGATGAGGTCAGTTCTATTATAGAGAATCCAGAACTGACTGATAAACAGCGGCTCTTTTGCGTTCATTATATCCGAAGCTTCAATGCAACAAAAGCATACCAGAAAGCATATGGATGCAGCTATGAAACAGCTATGGTGGAAGGTAGCAGTCACCTAAGAAATCCTAAGATAAAATCTGAAATCTTAAAGCTGAAGCAGGAACGCCTAAACCGAGAATTCCTTTCAGAGTCAGATATCTTCCAGAAGTACATGGATATAGCCTTCGCAGACATCACTGATTACATGACATTCGGTACGGAAGAGGTACCGGTTATGGCAATATATGGACCTGTGAAGATAAAGGATCCTGAGACCGGCGAAGAGAAACAGCTTACAAAAATTGTGAACACAGTCCGGTTCAAGGATTCTACCGAGGTGGACGGCACTATCCTGTCAGAAGTGAAACAGGGAAAAGATGGAGCCAGTATCAAATTATCAGACCGCATGAAAGCGTTACAATGGCTGTCTGATCACATGAATATGGGTACCGAAGAGCAGAAAGCAAAAGTTGCTCTTCTCCAGAAGAAAATCAAAGAAGACGATGACGGAAAGAAAGATGCACTTAAGAAGCTGGACGATGTCCTGAAAGAAATCGGAGGTGTTATCTGATATGCCTTTCAGCCAGAAACAGATAGAATACTTCCAGAACGCAAATCACAGATGGAACTTCAAGACCGGAGCAACCCGATCGGGAAAGACTTACATGGATTACTTTGTAATTCCAAAAAGAATTCGAGCCAGAATAGGCAAACCTGGTCTCTCTGTAATCCTTGGAGTCACCAAGTCCACAATTGAACGAAACATTCTGGAACCCATGCGTAATATCTGGGGACCAGAGCTTGTAGGAGAGATTAATAGCCAGAACAAATGCTATCTGTTCGGGGAAATGGTGTATTGTCTGGGTGCTGAAAAGGTCAGCCAGGTATCCAAACTTCGAGGAGCTTCTATCAAATACGTATACGGTGATGAGGTTGCAGACTGGAACGAAGAAGTCTTCGATATGCTGAAATCCCGTCTGGATAAGCCATACAGTTGCTTTGACGGAGCATTGAACCCGCAAGGACCAAATCATTGGCTAAAAGCTTTCTTGGAATCAGATCTGGATATATATGTTCAGGAGTATACAATCTTCGATAATCCTTTTCTGGATCCGCTTTTTGTAGAGAATCTCTGCAAAGAATATGAAGGCACTGTTTACTATGCCAGATACATCCTGGGGAAATGGGCGATTGCAGAAGGCCTTGTATATCCAATGTTTTCCAAAGACAGAAATATTACATCTGAACCGCAATATGTCGAAGCAAACTGTCAGTACTATGTTTCTATCGACTATGGTACCGTCAACCCGTTTGCTGTTGGAATTTTCTGCTTTGATGGCAGGAAATCCACAATGGTAAAAGAGGTTCATTATGATGGCCGCAAGCGCGGCACAGAAGGCAGAGCGGATAATGAGAAGTATTATAAACTCATGTGTGATGCGATAGGAGACATTCCAATCGAACAGATCATTGTGGATCCATCGGCAGCAGGCTTTATAGAAACCATAAAGAAATACGGGAAGTATACAGTAACAGGTGCAAATAATGATGTACTGAATGGAATCCAGGAAGTTACCAAGTATTTAAACATGGGACTTCTGATGATCCATGAGAGCTGTGTAGAAACAATAAAAGAATTTGAGTCTTACGCCTGGGACGATAAGAAACAGGGCGATGAAGTAATCAAAGAGAATGACCACCACATGGACCTTGTAAGGTACTATATTTACGGGGTGGCAAGAACACTGAACAGGTGGGTGATCTAAATGGGAATCATAACATGGATACAGGGGGTGTGGAAAAGAATGTTTCGGAGTGATGTAGAGAAAGTATTTGGAACAGATGCTCTCGTATCAGAAGTAATGGAAGCATGGATAACAAAATACGACAGGATCACAGAAGGAAAACCGGAATGGCAGAACCCGGACGATCAGGTAGGAAGCATCAACTTCGCAAAGTACATAGATGATGTAACTGCTGGGCTGGTGACTTTAGATCTTGGAATAGCATTGAGTGGAAGTGCCAGAGCAGACTGGCTGCAGAAGCAGGCAGATTATGTATTGTCAGCCATCACAGATAAAACGTCAGAAGCTCTTGGCAATGTGGGAATTATGTTCAAACCAAACGGGCAGAACGTGGATTACATAGAGCCAGGATGTTTCTTTCCCACAGCCACGAACAGCAATGGAGATGTCTTAGGATGCATCTTTGTAACAAGGCTACAGAAAGGAAAGAAATGGTATTCCAGATTCGAATGGCACCGGTTTGAAGAATCGGGAGAAGGAAACCTGTACGCGATCAGCAACAGAGCATTTGTGAGCAATAGGCCAGACGGCAAGGGGAAGGAATGTAGTTTACAGGAAGTCCCGGAGTGGAGCATGTTACAGTCAGATGTCTATATCCGGGATCTGGAGAAACCGCTGTATGCTTATTTTAAGAATCCTGCTTCAAATACGATTGATCGTGGCAGCAGTCTGGGAGTACCAATTTGGCATAACTGCATAAGGGAACTTCGGGATCTGGATATTGCCTGGAGTAGAAAGGGAACAGAGATAGAGGACAGCAAGCACATTACTTTCCTTCCCCAGTCTGCTGTAAGATTTGCAGATATGCACAATATCACTCTTCCTCGAATGATTCAGGGAGTGGAAATGGGGACTGGTGTAGACAGCGATAATAACATTCATGAACATGTTGCCACCCTGCTCACAGAACAGCGAATCAAGGATATCAACAGCAATCTGGCTATGATTTCAACCAAGTGCGGATTCAGTCAGGGAATGTTCCAGCTTGATGAGAAAACTGGAATGATGACTGCAACACAGGTAGAAGCAGATGATCAGGAAACCATTCGTACAGTCAAGAACATCCGTGATGCTTTAAAGAAATGTATGGATGACCTCTTATATGCACTGAATGCAATGGCAGACTTATATAGTCTGGCGCCTGCCGGCCCGTATGAAGTAGACTATTCCTTCGGGGATATCACTTACTCTTATCAGGAAGATATGCAGAATTGGTGGAAGTATAGAGTACAGGGAGATGTCCCTCCATGGATGTATTATGTGAAGTTTGAGGGAATGTCTGAGGAAGAAGCAAAGAAAATGGTGAAAGAAGCCCAGCCGGAAGAACCGGAGCTGTTCGGAGGAGAAGAATAAATGCTTACTCCAGAATATCTTTACAGGATTTCAGAAGCCAGCGAGGAGATCTCAGGGGAACTGCACGAGTATATCGTGAGAAGAATCATAGAAGGCATCATGAACCGAATCGGACGTGGCGAGTCTTACCTGCTTACAGCAAGAGACCGCTGGATGCTTGAGACATTACAGGAAGCGGGATATGTTCTGGAAGATATCATGCAGGAGATTAAGAAAAAGACCAGACTGCAGGAGAAGGAACTGAAAGAAGCCATGGAAGAAGCCGGTATCAAGGCTTTAGAATATGATGATCTGGTATATGCAATGGCAGATATCCCGCCGACAAATCTGCGGGCCTCTCCTCATCTGATCAGACTCATGCAGCGCAACTATGAAGCAACTCTTGGAACCATGAAGAACTTCACAAGGACAACCGCTACAGCTGCACAACGCCTATTCCTTCAGGAAGTAGACAATGCATACACCCTGGTATCTACAGGAACGGTATCATATACAAAAGCCGTCAAGGATGCTGTAGAGAAGATTGTGGAGCAGGGAGTAACAGTCGTTTATCCTTCTGGTCGTAAAGATACGATAGAAGCAGCAACATTAAGAGCAGTTCGAACTGGAATCGCACAGTCCACAGCAGAGATCAGCCTTGCCCGGATGGAAGAAACAGACTGGGACATTATTTTGACCTCAGCCCATATCGGAGCCAGAACCGGTGACGGAGGAGAAAACCCAGGGAACCATTACTGGTGGCAGGGAAGATTTTTTTCCCGCACCGGAAGAACGAAAGAGTTTCCGGACTTCAAGACCTGTACCGGATACGGAACAGTAGAAGGACTGGATGGAGCAAACTGCCGCCATAGCTTCGGACCTGGTGATGGTATTCATAATCCTTTTCAGGAATTTGACAAGGAGGAAAACAGAAAAGTCGAGAAGTTAAACCAGAGACAACGACTCCTGGAACGCCGAATCCGGAAAACCAAGAGGGAATTACAAGGAATGAAAGCTGGAATTGATGCCTGCAAGGATGAGAAACTAAAGTTCGAACTCCAACAGGATTACGACAAGAAAGCACATCTCTTGCAGAAACAGAATGATGCCTATTCTAAATACTGCGATGAGAACGGTCTGAAGAAACTGCAGGATCGGTTAAGAATTGCCAAATGGGATAGGAAACAGGCAGCAGAAGCCAGAGCAGCTGCTAAGCGGTACCAGACAGCCAGAGGAACAAATACATTGAAAAATGCGGCAGGGCAGGATATAATAAAGGTTGAAAAGAATTCTTTAACCGCAGAGCCTAATAGTATTACTCAGGTCATTAAAAAGAAAGGTGGGATTGAAAGGAATTATTATGATGAAAATGGTAGGCAGTATAAACAGATCAGCAATAATAATCATGGAAATCCCAAACAACATCCATATGGCAAAAATGGCGAACATACACATGATTATGTGTATGATGAGGAAGGAAAGCTGATTGATCGCCCAGTTAGAGAACTGACGGAGAATGAAAGAAAGGAGAATGCAGACATATTATGACATCAAAAGAGTTAAGAGACAGAATCAATAGCATGTGCTCACATGTTCTGTTCGATTATCATGGGAAAGAATGCGGAGTTGATCCATTCAATGAAAAACATTTTGATATGTGGTGTGGCAAAGATTACATGGAAGCCCACAGCATAGATGAAGTAATGAATTCACCTTTCTTTGAGGGGAAAGCATTAGAGGATATCATAGATCAACTTGAAAATATTGAATTATAAACCACCAGTCAGAAACGGCCGGTGGTATTTTTATACCTATTTTCAGAAATTGCGCCGGCGCAAATACAAGGAGGAACAACATGAAGAAATTATTTATTAGTCAGCCAATGAAACCAGATTAGAAAGGCGGTGATCCAGATATCTCCCAAGGGCAGCAGGGTGAAGCTGCCTACGTGCCTTTTGACGGCAGGCGTAAAAGAACCGGACAATACCATGCCCTGGTTCACTGGGCTTAATCCATTACAGCTGACGGGCTGTTTAAAAAGACGTTTAGGAGGATAAAGAAATGCAGAACTATGAACAGTTCATGAAAGAGCTTGGCATTGAGATTCCGGAAGATAAGAAGGATGCGCTTAGTGCGAAGATGAAGGAAAACTACAAAACGGTAGCAGAGTACAACAAAGTGACAGAAAAAAGAGATGAATACAAAACATCCCTTGACGATGTGCAGGAGAAACTGAAAGCTTTTGATGATGTAGATGTAGAAGACCTGAAAGGGCAAATCACTACACTTACCACTCAGCTTCAGGATGAAAAGAATGCGAGAGAAAAAGATGCTGCCAGATTTGAACTGGAAAAGACAGTAGATACATTTATGGGTGAAAAGAAATTCGTAAATGATATCACTGCTGGAAGCCTGAGGGAGAAGTTGCTGACAGCCCTGGATGAAGACACCGCAAAAGGGAAATCCATTGACGATATCTTCAAAGGACTGATCAGTGATAAGGACGGTAATCAGTTACCGAATATCCTGGTTGACGAAGGAGGATCGAAACCTACTTTTACAAAACCCATGGGAGCACCAAAACCAGGAACAAAACTTTCCCCTTCAGAGCTTATGAAACTTGCAAACGAGAATCCAGGAATGGATGTCACACAGTACATGTAAAGGAGAGAATGAAAAATGGCATTATTTGACCAGAAAAATTTTAACGGTGAAGTATTTGGGAAATATGTAGATGCCGTTGAGAATCTTAACAGAAACCAGCTCTTAAAGAGTGGCGCACTGGTAGAGAAACCACAGTACGCTTCTATGCTTCCAGATCAGGTAGGTGGAAACTACATCACCGTACCGATCAAAGCACGTATTTCTGGAGAAGCAGATAACTATGATGGAAATACGGACATCACTGCATCCAGCAGAGGCACATACACACATGGACGTATCGTAGTTGGACGTGCCAAAGGTTGGACAGAAAAAGATTTTACAACAGATATTTCCGGAGAGGACTTCCTGCCGGCAGTAACAGAAATGGCAGAGTACTGGGACGATGTAGACCAGAACACACTGCTGGCAACCTTAAAGGGTATATTTTCCATGACAGGAAAAGAGAACTTGGAGTTTGTCAATAATCATACTTATGATATTGCAAAAAATGATTCTGAAAACATGTTCATGGAGACAACTTTAAACACAGCAGCACAGGCAGCTCTTGGTGATAATAAGGATAAACTCAGACTTGTAATCATGCATTCAGTGGTTGCAACTCATGTAGAAAATCTGAAACTTATGTCCCATCTGAAATATACAGATTCTGATGGAGTGGAAAGAGATCTTACCCTTTATACATTAAACGGTCGTCTGGTACTGGTGGATGACAATATGCCAACAGAGACAGCAGATGGATACACAAAATACACCACTTATGTATTAGGCGAGGGAGCAATCGAGTACACCAACGTAGGAGCAAAGAAACCGTATTCCATGTCAACAGATGAAAAGACCCATGGTGGAGAAACAACTCTGTGGAGCAGACAGAGAAAAATCTTCTCCCCATATGGAATTTCCTTTAAGAATACGGGAATCATTTCTCCGACACCTACACAGCTGGAGACAGGATCCAACTGGACTCTTGCGAACAGTAATGAGGGAACTCCGAAATACTTCCCACATAAAGCTATCCCGATTGCCAGAATCATCACAAGGGGGTAACCTATGGCTTACGCAGATGAAGAATATTACACATCCATGTGGATGACCGGGACAATTCCGGCAGAAAACTTAAAAGGATACCTTTCCAGAGCATCCATGGAAATCGATAATATGACCTTCGGCCGTCTGCGTAAAGGACTCCCGGAGGATCCATATGATCAGGATAAGATAAGGTCAGCGGTATGTGAAACTGCTGACCTTTTGTATTCCTACAATGTGGCGGATAATTTAGCTATACAGGCACTTAAAGAGATGAACAGCAAAGATATATCAGAAAAGGGAATAAAATCCATTTCTGACGGCACAGAGAGCGTTACATACAATACCGGAAGTGATCTTGCATCACAGGTGAAAGCAATGTTTCCGGAGCTGACATCAACAAGGGAAGAAAGGAACAAAGCAGTCAGCCATGTGATTAGAAGATACCTTGCAGGAATTCCTGATACAGAAGGGATAAATCTGCTGTATAAAGGGGTGATGTAGATGTATTCAGATACAGTGACATTATTCTGCAAGAAAAACGATACTTGGTATCCGTATATACTGCATGGAGTGACACTTCATAAGAATAAATCATCCAGTATGGCAAAACTCGGATCTGAGAATGCAGATACAGTAAAACTCCACGTGAGATATGTGAAAGAGCAGGACAGAATATCCATAAACGATTATACCTACGTAAATCCACTGGAATGGGAGAAGTCAGAACCTGAGAACTGTCTGAGATTCAAAGAGGGCACAGATTTCTTCGCAGAAGGAGAATATACGACTGAACCGATTCCAGATGATACTTATAGAGATGGTCTATATGACCATTTAAGAAAGACCAGAGATAACGTATTTATGATCACAACTGCAGATGGACCTTTTAAATTGATTCCACATTTCGAGATTGGAGGAAAATAATGGCATCAAATATTGTACATTATCCAAACTTCTCGATTGTAGAAGGTGATGTGAAAGTAAATATTGATTTCGGGAAAGTAAGTGACCGAATCAACCAGGCACAGTACTGGCTGGATAATCAGATCATGACAGACATGGTGCCTATGATGCCGCACCAGACAGGAACTCTCGTTAATCTGACACGTGCCAGATCAGCATCAGTTGCAGGAACTGGAATGGTGTACGCAGCTGCCGGCCCTTACGGAAGATTCCAGTATATGGGTAAGGTAATGGTAGATCCCACAACGAATTCTCCGTGGGCGAGAAAGGATGCCAAGAAAATCCTGACAGACAAAAATCTTACATACAGCAATCCGCAGACGGTACCAAGGTGGTTTGATGAAGCCAAGAAACTTCATGGTCAGGAATGGGTACAAGGCGTATCTGATATAATCGGAGGAAAGAATGGCAGAAACAAATAAAACCGAATTGAAGAAGATGGATCTGGAAGGTTATGAAATTGTAACTGATGCGATTCAGAGCCTTCTTGATACATATCCTGGACTGGAAGAAGGAGACAAGATTGTCTTTTCTAATCTTGAAGAGACATCAGGAATTGCCTGGTATCCGGTGTCAGGAGGAGCAATCGAAAAAGAAAAGAAGAGCGTAACCGGAAAAGTCACGCAGTTGTGCTCCTATTCCTTCTTTATCGTGTACCGTTCTGGGAGTGCATTACCAAAAAGAAAAGTGAAGATTAAAGAATTTCTGGATTCTCTTGGAAAATGGCTGGAACGGCAGCAGATAAAGATCAATGAGGATACAACACAGCTGAAAGAGTATCCTTCTCTCTCAGAGGGAAGGAGAGTTGAAGAAATAAGACGACAGACAATGGCTTATCTGGATTCCAGAACTGAGGACAATATAGAGGACTGGGTGATCGGAATGAACCTGAAATATAAAGCAGAGTTTTACAGATAGGCTGGCATAGATAGAAAGGACAAAGCTTATGAAATTAACAAGAGAAGCAATGGCACATTACCTTGATCCAAGCTTTAAAAATGATTTATCTGCAGCAGGAACTGCAGATTGGGAAGTACTTGGAGATGACATTGAAGAGATGTCCATGGAAATGAACCCGGATACAGAACAGAAAAAGAATATTCTTGGCGAGACTAAGACTGTAGACAAGGGATATGAGCCATCCATGGATGCAGACCCATACTATGCAGACCCGACAAAGAAGATCTACCCAAAGGTAAGAAGCATCGCGCTTGACCGTTTAAAAGGTGATCAGTGTAATACTTTGATGCTGGAGGTCATCATCGAAGATACCGAAGCAACCAAACACCTTGCATATGTGCAGCAGGTAATGGTAAAAGTTAAAAGCTATGGTGGAGACACCGAGGGCGTCAACTTCCCGTTTACTGTATCAGAGAATGGTTCCAGAGTAAAAGGATATGTAACAGCGGAATCTGTAAAAGCCGGAAAACCAGTCTTTGCAGAAGGCGAGATTGCAGGGTAATTGAATAAGAATCAGAGGATGTCGCACAAGGCATCCTCTCTTTATATTTAGATCCAGAGGAGAGAGACATGGCACAGAATAAAACAAACGATATTTTTATTGACGATGGTAGTAAGACCTACGCAATCAAAAATAAACAGGGAGAGATTTTGGCAGAATTTACTTTCCGCCCATCCGATACCAATATCATCAACAGATATGAAGAGGTAAAGGATTTCTTTAAAGAACTTGATGAAACAGACGAAAAAGCAGATGTAAAGGAATACGAGCAGAAGTTCATTGAGCAGATGAACTATCTGGTAAATGCAGAAACCGGAAACGCATTCTTTTCCATTATGGGCCCGTTTTCTCCTATGCCGGATGGTTCCTTATTCTGCGAGGTATGCTTGAATGCAGTAGTAGACGTGATTAACACAGAATTTGACACACGTCTGGAGAAGACGAAGAGCCACATGAACAAATATCTGCAGAAGTATCAGACTCCACAGAGCAGGAATTATACAAAGAAACGTCGTAGAAGCTGATGGAGAACAGATGGCACCTTCCTACGTCTATTGAACTGTCAGGAACAGTATATGCGATTCGCACAGACTACAGGGCGATCCTTGATATCTTCAAAGCAATAAACGACGAAGAACTTGCAGAACAGGAGAAAGCGGAAGTAATGCTGAAGATCCTGTACATAGACTGGCAGGAGATTCCTGCGCGTGATCAGCAGAAAGCACTGGAGAAAGGCAAAGAATTCATAGACTGTGGGATATATGGAGAAAAGAAAAAAGGACCGGCTCTCATGGACTGGGAAAAGGATTCTCCTATTATTGCACCTGCAATCAACAAAGTTCTTGGAAAAGACGCCCGTTTAGCTGAAGAGATCCACTGGTGGACATTCATGGCAGCTTATATGGAGATTAGTGACTGCCTGTTCAGCCATGTGGTTGCAATCCGGCAGAAGAAGGCAAAAAAACAGAAATTAGAAACATGGGAACGGGAATTTTATCAGAATAACAAGAAACTGGTAGACCTGGAAGAACATGACAGAGGGCGTTCAAAAGAAGAAGCAAACGCTATAAGAGAACTGCTTGGATTTAAGAAGAGGTGATAATATGGCAGCAGATGGAAGCGTAATCATTGAGACAAGGGTAAATGATCAGAATGTTGAGGTTACCTTTAAAGATATACAGAACTCCGCAAAACGTATGAGCACATCAATCGCATCAGCAGAGGAGAAAACCAGAATTGCCATACAGAAGCAGATCGACACCTTTTCGAAGTTGAATAATCAGTATGCTTTACAGGAAAAGAAAGTAAATGAGCTGAAACAGAAAGTAGCTGCTTATAGCCAGCAAAAGATTCCTACAGCGGATTATAAGGAAGTTCAGGAACAGATAGGCAGGGCATCTGCAAAATTGAGTGAACTTACTGCAAGACAAGAACGCTTCCTTGCGACTGGCGGCAGTCAGAACAGCAAATCATACAAAAATATGCAGTATGACATAGAAGAATTAACAAATACAGTCGCAATGGCAAAGGGCGAGTTAAAAGACTTGGAGGATACGGGGAAGGCATTTACATCCGGTATCAACACAGAACAGGCCCAGAAGGATATATCAAATCTGGAAAGAGAAGAAGCAAAGCTGCTTGACATGGGAAACCGGGTACAGACATCATTTGACTCAGTTAACCAGAAGATAAACGAATGCGGTGGAGAAATAACCAGATCTGCACGAGAATCTACACAATACGTAGGCATGCTCAAAAGCGCATTCCTTGGGTTAAAAATGGCAATTCGCGCTCCTGTGTCCCTGATGCAGAAATTTGGAACTACTTTGAAAGAAAGAGGACCCCAGATAGCGGCAGCAGGTGTACGAAGCCTGAACGCAGCATTCAAGAAACTCGGGCGGATTGTAAATAACCTGTTCAAGAAGTTTATGAAACTTACATCCGGGGCAATTGTCGGAGGATTGAAAAAGCTTTCGTCGGGTATCTTCGGAATCAATAAATCAGCCAATAAAAGCACCAGTGCCCTTGGGAACATGACCAAGGCACTAAAAACGATACTAAAGTACACCGTTGGTATCCGAAGCTTATACATATTGGTCAATAAGATTCGCAGTGCTATCGTAGAAGGCTTTAAGAACCTTGCGCAGTACAGCGATTCTACGAATGCCAGCATTTCTATGCTGATGTCTTCCGTGACACGGTTAAAGAATAGCCTTGCAGCAGCATTCAATCCAATTCTTCAGGTAGCAGCACCGGCATTGACTAAACTGATAGATCTCTGTTCAAAGGCTGCAACATCCGTGGGAATGTTTTTTGCAGCTTTATCTGGCCAGAAGACATTTACCAGGGCAAAAGCAGTAAACCAGGATTATGCAAGGTCTCTGGAGAGCACCAGTACATCTACGAATAAGGCAGCAAAAGCCGCAGAAAAGCAGGCGAAAGCATTACAAAAAGCCCAGAAAGCGGCAAAAGGAGATGTAGCGGAATTTGATGAACTGAATATTATGCAGAAGAATACTGCAGACACAGCTTCAGATCTTGCAAACACAGTTTCAGATAATGGAATCTCACCTTCGGATATGTTTGAAGATGTTCCCATTGAAAGCAAGATTAAAGACTTAGCCAACAAGCTGAAAAAGTATATCAAGTCAGAGGATTGGAAAGGACTTGGAGAATATATCGCAAAGCAGTTAAATAAAGGTCTGAAAAAGGTTTATGATGCAATAAACTGGAAGAATGTAGGACCGAAGATCACAAAGTTCTGCAAAGCTTTTACGGAATCATTTAATAGCTTGCTTGATAATCTGGACTGGGATCTCCTTGGAAGAACCATAGGTGCAGGAATCAACACACTTGTAAGAACATTTAATCTCTTATTCGGACCGGATGGCATTGACTTTGAGAACCTTGGGAAGAAATTCTCAACAGGACTTCGGGGAATGCTTGATGAGGTAAGCTGGACAGAACTTGGAAATGCGCTAGGCAATAAATTTATGATCCTCTGGAAAACCCTTGAGGGATTCGTAGACGATATGTCGACGAAGAACCAGGAAGGGCTGACCGGATGGCAGCAGTTAGGTGATGCAATTGCAGATACCCTTAACGGAACATTTGATAGAATTTCTTTTAAAGATATGGCCCATACAGTTGCAACCGGCATTAATGGAGTATTTGCTACACTGCAGGAGGCAGTAGACACCTTTAACTTGGAAGAATTTACTCAGAATATTAAAAATGGAATTACTACTTTTCTTCAGGAAACAGATTGGAAAGCCAATGGTGAGGCTTTGGGTAATTTTATAGAACATTTGTGCCAGACAATTCAGGATACAATGACAGAAGAAAACTTCGAAAAAATCGGACAGGCAATGGCAGATTTCCTGCAGGGACTTCCATGGACGACAATATTGTATACGGCCGCATTAACGATTAGAAATGCTTTAGTAGGACTGCTGAAGGGAATAGCAACAACTCCGGCAGGAAGATTTGCAGAAGCTTTCGCAATTGCGTTAATGGGCACAAACGTAGTTGCAAAAGTTACAAAAGCATTCAGAGATTTGTTTGGTACAGCTGCCACGAGTGGCGCAGGTGGAGCAATTCAGATGTTAAAGGGTGCAGGAGTATTTGCCAAATTCGCATCCGCTATCGGAATTGGTGCGGCAGCAGGATTGACAGTAACTGAAAAGACAATATCAACGGAAGCTGATTTAAAAAGCACAGAGCAATTACTTTCTAATTTTTCAACGGTTTTAGATGATCTTAAAGAAAAAGGAGTTGTGTCGGGCAATGCCATGCGGCAGCTCTATGAGAAAGTTAATGCAATCTCTACGGATACATCACCGGCAGGAACTATCAGTGCTTTAAGAGATGCACTGATAGAAGCAGGAGTGTCATCAGATCAGTTATCGGCTTCCATTGGGAATACAGATGCCAGTTTAAATGAATTATATAATGTAATGGTAAATTCTACAGGTTCAATTGATTCGGCAACAGGAAAGACAAAAACATTTGCACAGGCAATCCAGGATACAGACACCAGTTCTTTGATAGAAAAACTTGATTCGCTTCAATACGCTTCAGATAAAGTAAGTTTTACAGATCTGATCTTGAAATCTGCAAATGCAATTGATGAAATGGGTGGCATATGGGAGAACGGAAAGCAGATCCTTGGAGAAAAAGCAATTGCTATCCATGAAGAAATTGTAGATAATGGGCTAAATCCTGACAAAGACGGATTTTATAAGCTGGCAAATGGACAAATGATTCAGTATGGCCAGGGTATAGAAGATTCCACAGGAAATTTAAAAGAGAAGACAAAATCAACCCTAGATGCGGGTTTAATGACTGGCCTTCAAGAAGCACTGCCGGAGCAGCAACAAATAGGATGGGATTTGGGCGGATACTTTATAACCGGATATACCGAATCCTTGATTGGAAATAAGAGAATTCAAAATGCCTACAAAGAAGCTTTGGAAAATATTGATACTACATTGGCAAAAGAAAAGGCAAAATCGGATGGAGAAAATCTGGCAAAGAACACAGGATCCGGATTTAAGAAAGGTTTGGAAGGCGTGTCTACGGAAGTGAGCGATTCAATCAATATGATGTTAGATAATGACGTAAAAGAACCGGTTAAAAAATCTCTTGATATTCATTCTCCATCAGGATGGTTCGCACAGATAGCAATCTATTGTGGACAGGGATTCGGAAATAGACTGGAAGCAGCATTTGCACCTACATTTGATTTCTTTAGAAACTTCCGTACCCGTATCAATAACAACATTGGCAGTCTATACACAATTGGCTACAACGTCATGATCGGAATGAACAACGGCATGGTAGCAGGTGCTTCTGTCATGTACAACAATGCAAAGATTATTGCCAGCAATGTATCAAATACATTCCGAAATGCCTGGAAGATACATTCCCCATCCAGAGTGGCAGGAGAAATCGGTGGTTACTTCATGAAAGGAATGTATAACAAGATGGAAGAATGGAGTAATAAGATATTAAATATGCTGGGGAACTTCGGAAATTCTGTTACAAATGGAATGAAACTGGATATTCCAGAGCTGAAAGTACCAGTAAGCCTGACGCTTCCTAAAAGTAACCTGCAGTCTTATATGCCGGTGATGGCATCCGGAACAATAGTCCCACCAAAGACAAGCTATACAAAGAAAACAGACACACAGGAGTTTGAAGAAATGATCCAAAAGGTGATGATGTCACTTCCGAGCAATAACACTAAGACAGACGACAGCAGTATTGTGCAGAGCTTAAAAGAAGCTATTTCTGGAATGACAGTCACAGCTGATGGCAGGATAATCGGCTACTTACAGGAAAAGAACCTGCAAGATTTAAACAGAGGGGGACCTGGACTGTTCCCGTCCTACGCATAAGGAGGTGAGGATACATGGCAGACCTTACAAAGACATTGAACGATGGATTTAGTTCTGGAAGTTCTTCAGGAAATTTCAGTTCCGGAGGTTCAACAGGATTCGAGGGATGGCTGCTCAAATTTGGAAGTAGAGAATTTCCTATGGAATGTATTGCAGAAGAAGGATACAGCTGCACACCTAACCAGCGACAGGAAGTAGAAGCCTGGCAGGATAACCGCGGAAACCTACATAGAGACACGGCCTCCCACTATCGTACAAAGATTGAGATCACAACCATGGATGAACTCACACGGGAAGATATACAAAATATACAGTCTGTAATGAACTCTTCCGTGGTAAATAAACAGGAACGAAAGTGTAAGATCGCATACTGGAACGATGAAGATGGAGCATATAAAGATGCTACCGTATACATTCCGGATACTCAGTTTAAAATTAAAAGAGTAGACAGAAAAAAGAAAATAATCTACTACAGTTCAATCAGGATCGCACTGATAGAGTATTAAACCAGAGTGCATGGGTGTCACAGCTCATGTGCTCTTTATTTTATATATGGGAGGACAGATATGGCAACATACACGTTTGAATCATTACTAAATAAAGCGGATGGGATGACTAAAGTCAATGAATATGTTGTGCAGGAAAAGACTTTGGAAATAGAAGGAGCGTCTTGGTATCATTACGCCGGAAATGCTGTGAATAAACTTTATATAAACGGTAAAGGATATATTGGATTCGGGGCAGATGTGGAACACTTAAAGATGTTCTGGGCTAAAGCGGCGAACAACATAAATGACGTATATAGGCAAGAAGGAGTTCTTGACACAGGAGCTAAATTCCTGAAATTGAAGTTAAAAGGAATATATAATCATTATTATGACAAATACGCATATGAATACGAAGTTTTTCTATTTGATGACGGGAATATATTTGTATATATAATTAAAAGTGCGAAGAATGAATACAATACGCTATTTGGAGATTGTGAAGTCACAAATGGAAAGACCACAGATATTGTGTTAGCAGAATACCATAGCGATTTTAAAAAATATCCTATCAGTAGACTTATTAGCAATGCTGGAATAAAGCCAAAAGTAATCCGCTCGAAATACACACCGATAAAAGAAGCAGGGGTAAGAATTAAGACAAACCCTGCAGCAGTATACGTCCCAAACGCATTAGATTGGTCGGAATTGTCGGTAGAATCCTATGACTCATCAGGAAACACGAATGCAGTAAGTAATTTTACATTTCCCGATGTTGATGTATCTACAGTTGGAACAAAAACTGTAAAATTATCATATAAAACTTATAGCGTGCCTGTTGAAATCACTGTAAAAGAGGATACAGTCTTAGAACTTACAAAGTTCAATCTTCGCGATCATTATCTTCTAAATGAAACACTAGAGATATATTCCGTAACGGCAGTATGGGATAGTGGAAAGAATGAAACATTGACTTCTGGATTTGATGTTTCTGGATTTGACAGCGCTACTCCCGGCACAAAGGAACTGACGATTTCATATAAAGGAGCAGCCACAACAAAAAGTATATATGTCGCAGCTACCGCTACGTTAACCATTGATGGTGCCAAGACCGAATACTATATAGGTGATGATTTTGAAAGTGCTAACGGCATTATTACATACGATGATGGAGAAGAAGAGAGTGTTTATGAATTAATATATTCTGGATTTGATAACACGATTGCCGGAGAACAGGTTATCACAGCGACTGTAAGAGGATTAAGCACCACATACACAGTACACGTATCCGATACGGTTACTGCAAATATTGGGGCAAATGTAGAAACAGATGCCATAGCTTCGCTTAACCTGATTACTGGTCTATTAACGGTTTCGGGAACGGGCGATACAAAAGATATAGACACCCCAAGTTATTTTGGCGGTGGAATTTTTGACGGAAAAGGAGATCACTCTAGTCAAGTCAAAAAAATCGTAGTCCAAGAAGGTATTACTGGATTAATTGGAGCTTGCTTTTATGGCATGTCAAATGTTACAGAAGTGTCACTTCCATCTACATTAAAGACAATAGGGCAAAGCTGCTTTTCCGGTTGCTCACTAATTACAACATTATTACTTCCAGAGGGACTGGAAACATTGCAAGGTGGATGTTTCTATAACTGTAGCGGATTAACAGAATTAACATTGCCATCGTCATTGAAAGAAATAACAGGAACCATAATCGACAATAAAAACGCAGTATTAACCATTCTGAGCAGAACTGTTCTGATTGGCGAATACTCGATTTATGTAAAGACAATTCGCGGATATGTTGGTTCAACAGCAGAGACTTATGCAAATAGCAACAATATCCAATTTGAAGCAATCAATAATATTTTAAAGATTGAAATAGTCAACTATCCATCAAAAACTTATCATGTCGGAGAAACGATCTCCAAAGCAGATTTAACTGTACAGATAACCCTTGAAGATGGAACTGTACAGGAAACAGATTTGTATGAATTAAGTTATGATTTCAGTTCGACTGGGACAAAAACTGTAAAAGTATTTATAGGTGATAAAAGTGATACATTCAACGTTGATGTAACAACGTATAAACTTTCTGAGGTCGTTAATACTTTAACTGGGATGCAACTAATAGAGAACTCCGGACAGGATGATGGGACAGATATACTGGATGGCGTTAGCTGGTTTAGATTCAACAATGTGATCGCAGATAAACTCTATGTTAACGGAAACAACTGGATTGGATTTGGGGTATCTTCAGAGCAGTTAAAAATTTGTAACCGTGATGGAGTTACGCATAATATTTACAGGATGGAAACTGCATTAGACGGTGGTATAAAACTTCTTAAAATACGAGTAGAAGGATATACATATTTTGCAGCCCCTGAAGCACATGAAAGCCAGATAAAATATGAATTATTCTTATTTAACAATGGCGATATGTACCTGAACGTAATCCAGTCTCCTGCATCTACAAGCACCTATGCCGGAACATCTAGCTTAACTAGCAACGGCAAGACTACAAACTTGTCATTGAACGGAGCTACGCCGGAAAATCCAGTACAGGTGTCGTTCATACACCAGGACGAGTCTGGACTTGATTGGAATATTTCTTATAGACCATATAATTTTGCATCACTTGTTGGAATCAAAGTAGCGCAATTGCCCGATAAAACTAGGTATATGATTAATGAAACGTTTAAATCTTCTGGGCTTATCATTAATGTTGTCTATGATGATGGTAGTTCAGGAGTGATTAAAAAATATACCTTGTCATCCCCAGATATGACATCGTACGGTAGTAAAAGTATAACGGTAACATTCGAGAGCTTCACGACCACATTCGACATTATGGTTGTAGATGTAGCCAAAATCGAAGTAACAAGTCTTCCGACAAAAACGAGATACTATGAAGATGACGAATTTTTATCCAGTGGAATAATTGTATCTCAGGTATACACGGATGGGATTAAAGAAGAAATTGCGGGCTATTCTCTTTCAAGTCCAGATATGTCATCTGGTGGAGAGAAGACAATAACAGTAACTTATAATAAGTTTACGACTACATTTACAATCATGGTAATTGGTGTATCTGGGATAGAAGTCTCTAAAACGCCGATAAAGACAGAATATTACACAAACGACAGTCTCGATGCGTCCGGTCTCGAAGTGATATCCAAATACACAGACGGAACATCAAGGAAGCTGACAGATTATAGTGTATCAAAACTTGATAGTTCTTCTGCTGGCGAGAAAGAAATTTCCGTAACGCATAAAAATTATACAGCCACATTCAAAGTAACAGTGTATGAATTGAAAGGAATCCGAATTTCGCATTATCCAAACAAGATTTATTATAAAATTGGAGAAACATTCGACCCATCAGGGCTAACTGTTGTGGAAGTAAGGAATGATGGAAGTGAAAAAGAAATTACAGACTATACAATATCTGGTTTTGACAGTTCAAAAGCAGGGTCGAAGACCATAACAGTATTTTATAACATGACTTCTGACGGCATTACCAGATTTGTTGGTTCCGACAGCTTTCAAATTAAAGTAACAAACGATGGCAAAAATCCATTTGACAGCAATATAGGAGAAACTGAGGAAAATACAGAGCCAGTCTACGTGACAGTACACTGGATAGATGGAGAGTTTGAGGATCTGACTCATGAAAATGGCGGTATAAAAGCGAATACTTTTGTTCTTCAGGAGTCCATCTGTTCTGAGCAGTATTTTATATTCGGCGGTTGCATCTCAAATCAAGTGTCGTTTGAAACAGGTCATAAACAGTTCTGGGGAACCGATGAAGACTCATATCCGTCAGGAAGGATTGAGGTGTATCTGGAATGCAATAAAACAAAGATAAAGGTATTCACAGGCAGGATTGCAAGTGCAGAGAGGACTTCTATCTATTCGACAAGGAAGATTGTAGCCTACGATTATCTGTATGATCTCAGAAACACAGATATTGCAAGATGGTACAAGAGCCAGATTGCCGATAAGAAGAAAAAACTTACACAGAAACAGTTCCGCGATATGTTGTTTAAATTCTTAGGCATTGAACAAATATCTACAAAGCTGCACTGGGATGATGCTTATGTGCCATATACAAACAATGCGAATGAAATAAATGCGGTTAATGTTATAAAAGACCTGTGCCTTCAGAACGACCGCTTTGGATGGATGAATAGGGACGGCAAGTTTGAATACCTAAAGCTTCGCCAAAACAGTCAGGAAACAGGCGAGACCACTTCCGGAAAGAAGATTTACAAATATTATGATAATGCAGAGGTCCATCTTGATACGTTCAAAAGCTTTTGGGCGAAAGAGGGGAGAATATGGTTTCCGCATACGATTTATACTGATCCAGATCCAAGCAGAGCATTTGGCTTCACGGCTGGCGAACCAACTGCACAGGAAGCGTATGAAAACAATGTCTTCTATAACCGTAACAGCTTCTTTGTGGGTAATGAGGACTGGATGGATTATGTATGGAACGCGGACGAATATGGTGGAATCAGCAGAGAAAAGCCGATTATCAACATCTGTTATGGTACTTTTGTAAATCTGGATTTGCGAAAGTTTTACAGGGCGCAAGCCTACACAGTGGAAGTTATCGGAAATCCACTTAATACAGTCGGACAGACAATAGAGCTGCGCAACACGAAGCAGATGGAAGATGGCACAGAATTAGAGTGGTATGTACATTCTTACATCATGAGTAGGACTTTGAAGCTTGGAAACAGCCAATTGATTGATACTTACAGTGCAAATAATGCACCTTTTAACAGTAACAGCCGACAGCTTGGAAAAGATACACCTGAGATATCCGCGACCGTAAACCGCACCCGATCAGAAATGCCAGTGGTAAGCTATGGATTCTCGGATGGTACGAGCGATTTTACCCCGGCTGCTGTTTCTGCTTCTGGAAATACTACAAAAAAGACAGCATTACGTTGTATGAAGCGCATCAAAAAAGAAGATTATGATAAGCTTCCTGCAGCAATTCGTACCAGGAATGACACTATTTTCATGACATACAAGGAGAACTAAATGGCAATAGAGTATAAAGCTTTTTCCGGTGGAAGAGAAATAGATGGTTTTTATTCTGGTGGAAAAGAGATACAGGAAATATGGGGCGGTGACACACTTTTGTGGAGAAAGAAAGAGGATGTAGTTGAAGAAGATCCATGGTGGTTTGACTATGATCTGTATGCACGGTTTAAAAAACCTGCACCGTACAAGAGAGCAGAAGTTTGCTTCTCAGTACAAGCTAAATATGGAGTTCAATATGTCAATTTAGCATATGGATTTTGTGTGCGGGTGGTAAATGGAATATATATGGTTACAGCGGCGGCTGTGGACAATTCCAAGATGGAAGGGAGATATTACAATGGTGATACATCAATGGTTCCAACATGGAGACTTACAACGGATACTGGCGATACGGAATTCGCGTATTCTGATTCTGCAAATTGGGATGACATCTTAAAAAAATACAGCCTTTATAATACCAATCCGGAAAACGTACCGTTTTACTCATGGGGCGGGGCATTTGAAGAGAAACCGTTTTGGTTTAAGGATAGTGACAAACAGGCAGGGGTGCTTGATGTAACTTCTCCTAAAATAGCGGGCAGTGATGAACCAGAAGGTAAATATTATTATTATCCATCCAGACTTTTCAGCAGCGTGGGTGCTATGAAAAGATGGCTACTTGACATGTATAATAATCCGGATAAATGGTGGACAGATAAATAGTGATGCAGGAGGATAAATATGATGAATATTAGAGCAGAGCCGTAACAGGCTCTTTTATTATCCGCAAATTGCGCCCGCGCAAATAAAAAAAGGAGGAAAGCAGAATGAAATCAAACGGATCAAGCTTCGTAGACGGACAGGCTTACAAAGATGGTGAAGAGATATGGGATCTCGGAAGCCTGGTATGTACAAACGTCCCGCTCCGGGGAGTAAGGAACTATGAGGGATTAAGCAAGGATGTAGATAAGCTTCCCCACTACAAAGACCTGTCAACCGGAAGCTCCTGCCTGATGCTGGATACAGGAGACTTCTACAAATATGAAAAAACAACAGATACCTGGTATCTGATTTAAGGAGGGATGAAAAATGCGAGGAGACGACGCATATGCAATCCTCAAAAAGAAAATGCAGGATATGCAGGGTGAAAAGATACAGGAATCTGTAAACAGATACTTTGATGAGCATCCTGTCCAGGCAGGAGCTACTGCGGAACAGGTACAGCAGATTGAGCAGAATAAAAAGGATGTTAATTCGCTAAGGGAAGATTTATCCACCAAAATCACCAAATTCTACGCAAGTTCACAAGGTGAAACTCATCTTGCTGATTCTGACAATGGCAAAATCACGGATATGGTGCTATATGGACGGAGCGAGCAGAAACAGTATTCAGGGAAGAATTTGCTGAATCCTACGTTGCAGACTACTATAAAGAATGGTGTTACTTGTACTGCAAATGGAGATGGAACGTATACGTTGAATGGAACCACTACAACGACAACAGTATTTGATATTGCACAGGATGTGTCTTATAGCTCATTTAGACTTGCAGGGTGTCCAGTTGGGGGAGCTGATGATGTGTCTTACGAATTACAAGCAAGAACTGATAATTTGATTTATGGATATGATACAGGTGATGGTAAAAATATAAAAGCTAATGAAAATTTTTTCATAAGAATTAGAATAAATACTGGAATTAATTGTAACAACCTCCTTTTCAAACCAATGATTGTAGACGCTTCCTTATACCCAGATGCCACCTACGATGATTTCGAACCCTACGTTGGCGGTCAGCCGTCACCCTCTCCTGATTATCCGCAGGAGATTAAGAGCGTGGTGAATCCAACTGTGAAGGTGTGCGGGAAGAATTTGTTAAATTATGACGCATGGTCACAAATAGATTGTGCAAATGGAAAAGCTGTTTATGAGAATAATGGAGTAACAATTACTGCTCTCAGGAATGATGCTTTTACAAATTATGATATGTCAAAATTTCCGACTACAGCACGAATCCCTGTAAACGTGGGAGAAACCATTACGATATCATGGGACGAACCTCTCAATAAAGAAGGAAGAGTGTATGTTTTTGGAAATGCGTCTACAAGTAACATGACATATGTTAATAATTCAAGTTCAAAGCAATTAAAATACACTATTCCAAGCGGCGTCACATTCATTACATTTCGATTTGGTGTGGGAAACGCAGGAGATACTATTAGTTATAGGAATATCCAAATCGAACTTGGTTCTACCCCCACCGCCTACGAACCCTACCACGAACAGACCGTCGCTCTCCCATACACGTTAAACGCTGTTCCTGTAGAAACAGGTGGTAACGTCACAATTGATGGTCAGCAGTATATTGCGGATTATGTGGATGTGGAGAGAGGGAAATTGGTGAGGATGGTTGGAGAATGTGTTATCTCTGACATGAATCAAATTACGAGAATTACTACTAATACATTTTTTGTTTATGGAATGGATGATGTATTTGTAATAAGTGATAACAGCGATGATATAGCAAGACTGCAAACTACTAAATATCAAGGCGTAGCTTTAGTAGATAGGACAGATAACAAATATATTTATAGATGTTGGCTATCAACGCATGATAATCTCAAACCAATCGCATTTCATTCTAATACAGACGATTTGAGTGCGTTTAAAAATGAAGTGTATGGAACAAGAATTATATACCAATTAGCCAATCCAACAGAAATCGACCTCACACCCGAAGAAATTGCCGCATTCAAATCACTTGCAACCTATTATCCAGTCACAAATATATTTATCAATTCCGAACAGCTTGACGGATATACAGTATTCAATTATCCGGTTTCAATGGAGAACGGTTGGAACTATGTAAAACAGCAGATAGGCGATACGAGAGATTATATCTATGACATGGACGCACGTGCTCAGGATACTGATTTGCAGGCGGCAGAAGCCTACGTTAACAGCGAATATGCAGTAGCACTTACAGAATTGGAGGTATGATTATGTTATATAGAACATTACTAAAACTTAAAGAGAAAAACGGTCTGACAGATGATTTGAAAAATAAGATTGATATTTTCTTCGCAACGGGCAGGATTACTGAGGAACAGTATAATGAGCTGATGGATGTTAATAAGGAAGAAGAACCGAAAGTGGAAACTAATTAACTAAAGAGGGCTTTAGTTAACTAAACATTTTTCGACAGTGTTAGAAATTATATTTTTTCACATAAGGAGAAAAGCATCTTGTTGAAAATATGTTCTTTTTTATTGTATAATAAAAATAAAAAAGGACGAATCAAAGGATGAAACATTATCGCGCAAATGTAGTAGTACCAAATGAGGGGAATAATGAAATTTCATATGTAATAAAACTTAAAAATAAATGTAGGTTTGAGCTTAACGAGTGTTATTTTACAATGTATAAATCGGCATTTGATGAATACAGCGAGTCTGATTATTTTTGCATTGATTTAGTGACGGAAAAAGACAAAAAAGAAGCCGAGAATATAATGAGACATGCAATAGATTTCCTTGTTTATATTACACAGGTTCCATATGAATTAGAGCATATAACAGAAGACACAAACACAGAGATTGCTCCAATTGATATAGGAGTAAGTAGAAAGAAAATTTTGAATCTAAAAGAATTAGATTGTCAATATAAAAGAATTAGAGGAAAAAAAGAATTACTTCAAAATGTCTTAAGATTGTATTCGCTGGCTTTAAAATATATTATTCTGTTAGAAGATGTTGAAGAGTCATATTTTGCGATGTTTAGAGTTATAGAAAAAATTGTGAAGGATGAATTTGGAATTGAGCATGCAACAATATCAAATGGATATGATGATATAAGGAATTCCATTAAAAAAATAGCTGAAAAATCTTATGGAATTAAATTAACATCAAAAAAATTAGACGCTATTTCAGGAACAATATCGAGTGAATTGTTTAATAATGTATTTTCAGACGTTTATTCCAAAATTGCATGGTTTTGCAACAAAAAAGAGATAAAGTATGATGAAAATATTTTGGCTAAAGCGGTTAAGATTAGAAATAAACTTGCACATGGGGAATACATTCGCATTAACCGTGAAAGCGAAGAATATAACTTGGTAATTGAATTAGCCAATAAATGTATACGCAAAAAGTTTTTTAATAATGTAAAGAATTGTTATTTGGAAGCTGATATTGAATCCATGTATGAGAATAATAAGTCTTGAGAAAGGTTGCAATCCAAAGGGTGAGATTACGAAAAAAACTTCACATAAAATATGAAGTTAAAAAGCAGAGAGGGCAGAAATGCTCTCTTTTTGTTTAGGAGAAATTTATGAGAAGAATCAGAGCGGAGCCGAGAGGCTTCTTTTATTTTATCCAAAATTGCGCCGGCGCAAACCGGAGAAAGAGTGAAACAGTGAAAGAAATACTCATGCAGACATATACTATTGTATTACCGGTTCTTTTAGGGTATATAGTCTGGCTCTTGAAAAACCAGAAGAAAGACCGGGATGCAAATAGTAAGGGGACTATGCTCCTGCTCCGCGTGCAGATGATAGAGTATCATGCAAAGTACACAAAGTTCGGAAACATTCCATCGTATGCGTACCAGAACTTCTGTGAAATGTACGACGCCTATCATGCGTTAGGTGGGAATGGTATGGTGACCAAAATGAAGCAGGAAATTGATGAATTACATATCAAACAAAAAGGAGAATGACTATGGAACAGATCATTAACTATGTAAAACCGGAACTCATCGTAGTAACAATTGCCTTATATTTTGTAGGCATGGCACTCAAACAGGCACAGGCAGTAAAAGATAAGTATATCCCACTTATCCTTGGCGGAATCAGCATTGCAATCTGCGCGATCTATGTGTTTGCCACCTGCACCTGCGGTACCGGACAGGATATTGCAATGGCAATCTTTACAGCAATCACACAGGGAATCCTGATTGCTGGTCTTTCTACATATGTGAACCAGATTGTAAAACAGGCAAATAAAGACGAATGATTCAGGGGATGAGGAATCATCCCCTTTGGAGGAAATGCTT